ATGGCGGTGTTAAAATCAGAGGTAAAAACCTTCATCATCCAATCACTTGCATGCTTTGATACCCCCTCGCAGGTGGTTGAGTCCATCCAAAAAGAGTTTGGCATCAAAGTTAGCCGTCAGCAGATCGAATCACACGACCCCACGAAAGTCAGCGGCAAAAAGCTTGCTAAAAAATGGGTTGATATGTTCAATGAGTCACGCCAGCGCTTCCAGAATGAAATTTCCGACATCCCGATCACCAAGATAGCGAATTAGCCAAAAGCGATTTTTACAGCATTTTTGATTTTTTCTTCTGATACATCACCACACACAGCAACGAGATAAGCCGGATGGTTTATGAGTTGATAATCAACGACGGTATAACTTTCTTTACGGATGTTACTGGTATAGTCATTCGTGGTTATGACATCAAAGCATTCTCCAGTTTTTTTGTTAGAAAATCTGGCAATTTCACCATCTGATTCCCCGCCGACTAATAAATAATCCGACTGGCTCATTTTTCTATCCTCATGAAGTGAATCACACTAATTATGTAGCATAAATAGGGTTGGGTATAGTACGAGTCATTACGTCGTTCTGCTTTATTACTTGGACTAGCTTAGACGGATTGGGATAACGAAAAACGGGTAACGCCTTATCTGGTAGGCGATGCAGGCCAATAGCCACAAATCCCTGTCCAACAAAAGTAAGGCAGTCCCGTACAACGTATGCAAATGTTAACGCTGTGAGCGTTACATGTCGGAAAATGTTTGCTGGTGGAGTAATGGCGTCTACGAACACAAACACTGTACAGGCTCAGCCATGAATGCCGATATCATCCCTGTGTATCTGTTTATGAGAGGTAATTTTATGCGATGGAACGTGTTACTGCTGGCGGCGTTATTGCCGTTTTTTATTACTGGCTGTTCATCTGGTATTTCCAATCAAAAAATTGAGCAAGATAAAAAATGGAACACCATGATGAAAGAAAGAAACAAAAAAATGCAGGCAGATCAGGAGCGGGCAGAAAGGGAAGAAATAGCAAAGCGTGAGAAGGAAGAGGCACGTATAGCTTCAATTCCCCGCCAAAGATGCTACCTGCAAGCACCTGGTAGTGACCAAGTCGTTAAGAAGTTGCTCGATATTATCAATCGGGAGAATGTCACTTGCCGATTGGATCGAGTCCCTGTCAAAGTAACACCGTTATGGCCGTCTGGTGTTCGCGAGGAAAAATATGATGTATTGGTTAATGGAAGAGATTTCTTTTATTTAGGTAAGAATGGGTTTATAGACCACATAGACTATCAGGCAACCGAGTGTCAGCCCCATGATATGCCGTGGAATACGCAAGGTATGGTATATAACAATTGTGTTGCTTACCTGGCTAAAGGGCTGCGCATGTGGGCAGTTATGACACGCGACAAGTCAATCTCAGACGAGACATTTCGCTCCTATTTATTTTATGCGAACCGGGTAGATTTTGGGGAATGGGCGCTTTTCCTTTGGCAGTATAAGCGCGCTCAATAGAACGCATCACCATATGAACCGGCTACAGAGCCGGTTTTTTTGTACCCACTCAAACGGTAACGGCAGCAGCGGATCATGATGTTGGTTCAATCAGGGGTTCGTGTTGGTTCAAAATGGCATGGTGTCGGTTCAGTTTTTGAGGAAATAGTTAGTTAAAACAACCGTCTTTACAAATTGAACCAACTGAACCGACTGAACTAACATACTTTTGCTTATATATGCGTTTTCAGAGAAGTGAACTATCGAACCGATCAGGGCTGTAAAGCTATAGTGTGAGCATAAAATAGCCAATAATCACCATGATTACCCCTGCAAAATATCCCCGGCATATCCCCGAAAAAACAAAGGAGTCGCGCTATTAACGCAACTCCTTGTTTTATTTGGTGGCCCCTGCTGGACTTGAACCAGCGACCAAGCGATTATGAGAACCATTATTGATATAATAAAATCAATGATTTATATGTTTTTCAATGAGTTGGTTCGTTAATATAGGGCGGGTTAGGTCAATATACCTAATTTGGCGCGACAATTTTGCGACACAATGCCAACGGATTTAGTCTGACCGCATCTTCAAAATGATCTGGTGCAAAGTGAGCATATCGCATCGTCATTTTGATGTCTGTGTGGCCGAGGATACGCTGTAAAACTAAAATATTTCCACCATTCATCATAAAGTGGCTGGCGAATGTGTGTCGGAGAACATGCGTCATCTGACCATCTGGTAACTCTATGCCAGTTCTTTCCATCGCAGAACGAAACGCATAGTAGCAATTGCTAAACAGTTCCCCGTTCTTCTTTGGCAGTGCTTCCGCCAGTTGTGGGTCGATAGGTATTGCCCGGTTTTTCTTTCCTTTGGTTTTAACGAATGTGACTTTATTCCCTGATACCTGAGAACGCCGGAGGTCTTGAGCTTCACTCCAACGCGCCCCGGTAGCTAAACACAGCTTAACAATGATTTCTAAATCGTTAGCGCTACTGTTTCGGCACTCGATTAACAACCTGTCAATCTGGTCACTAGTGAGGTAAGCCATTTCACTTTCTTCCGTGCGGAATTTACGCACGTTTTCCAGCGGGTTGGGTAACGTCCATTCACCTAATCGCTTTAGCTCGTTAAATACCGCGAGAAAATAGGTTTGCTCTAAATTTACGGTTCGTGGTGTAACTGTGTCGATGCGGCTAGTACGTGATAGCTGACCGTTTAATCGTTTAGCCCGGTATGCAGTGAAAATCTGGGCGCTGAATTCTGTAGCCAGTGGATGCCCCATGCAATCAGCAGCCCATAGCATTGCACTACGGCGCTTCTCACCGTCTTTTAGTGTAATGCCGTGGCGGCTGAACCAGAGTTCAACAAGATCGGCTAACCGCCGCTCTTCTTTGCCGTCTGCTAACCAAGGGGAGGATTGCAATTGCTCCAACGTATAACGCTCAAAAGCTAATGCCTCGCCTTTGGTAGCAAACTTTTTACGGACTCGCTTCCCATCTTTACCACTGCTGCGGTCAATGGTGTACAGGTCGGCGATCCAGCGACCATCTGGTAATTTTCTTACTGGCATGGTTAGGCGTTGAGTAATTTACTTTTTTGCTGTTGAAACTCATCTTCACTCAATATGCCTTTTTCTTTGAGTGCAGCGAGTCGCTCAATCTGGCTAATGAGATCGTTAGGTGCGGTTGAAGAGTTGGTTTCACTGTTATTTGATTTACTTGTACTTGATGCATCTCTGGCATTATTTACAAGATTAGTGAACGGGATAACTACCGTTTTCGGTACGTTTTTTATCGTGTAGTTTTGCCCGCTGGTACTGATTGTTATGTCTCCCAGTAACATTCCTGTTTTCCCACCGACACTGACAATATCTTTGAGACTCACGTCAATCTGCTTTAATCCGTACAACATTCCTTTATCAAGAAATATAACACGTTGATTTGTAAGTGTTATAAGCCATGTATTGCCATCCATTGAACCACTAGCCACCGCTAACGGGGTTTCATCTGTAGCCAGTATTTGCGGCAGGTGGAAGAACTCTTTTTTTGTGCCGAATGAGTTGTCTGAAACCAATTCGGCTAAACGCTTAAATTCGTCTTTTAATTGGTCTTTTGTTGCTGTTTTGTAGTTTAACATTCTGATTTCCTTTCAGTTATGCAATGGTCAGAATCACCCGACCAATTATTTTAATGTCATCAATTGCGCAATCAAACGCCATGCCAAGCCCGCTAACGCGTACTTTGCGGATAGGGATTAGCGTCAGTGTGCGGAAGCCTGCTTTTCCTTCAATTTCCACTAACCAGTTGCCATCCTGAACTTCATCCAAATTACTAGCCACAATGTAATGCACATCTTTTTCTCTCACGCTTATCAAATTAGCGTGTGAAAGCGCATCATTATTGAGCAAAGAAAAGTCAAAAGTTAGCTTTCCTATGTTTTCAAGACGGCCATCAATTAGCTTTAGTCTATCTATGGTTTTGTCTATCGGGGCGTTTTTTCCAAACTTCTCACCCTCTCCAGAGACTAACCAATGTATGTTTGCCCCAGTTTCAATAGAACATTGGAGAACTATATCTGCCGGGAAAATATCACGTTTATAACGGGAGGATAGGCTACTAGCGGCGATTCCGAGGTGTTCAGCGAGTTCAAGCTTAAGTTTGAAGCCGTATGCTTCAACAACCCGATCTAGGGCTTCGGTACTGGATGAAGGAAACGAAAATTTCAGATGTGTACTCATATTAGCTTGACTCTCATTTAAATGAGCCTTAGTCTCTTCTTGGATTCTCAAATTGACCACATTGCCAAAAATAGCCCGTTATTACCGTAGCGGCTTAACTACTGGAGTTTGCCTTATGCGTCCTAACATTACAATCGTCATTCCTGAGCCATACCTGCCGCTAGATGAGTATTGCCGCCGCACAGGCACCAACAAGGAAACCGCTAGAAACCTGATCGAATACGGTAAGTTGCCTATCAAACCTAAAGGTGCTCAGAAAAAAGGTTTAGTCGAAGTCAACATGGCCGCATTGACGATTCAAGCGTTAAGCGAATGCAATATTTCGCTAAATGCGAATCCATCCTAACTTTAGGGGCACGGATAGCCATGTTTGATTATCAAATTTCCATACACCCACACTTTGATCGCGCCTGTCAGATGTTCGCGTTAAAGCACAATCTGGCGAAACTGGCTGGGCAAGTGGGCATGAATCATCAGACCTTGCGTAACAAACTGAATCCAGAACAGCCGCACAGATTGACCTGTGACGATTTGCTGGCAATCACCAACGCAACCGAAGACGCCACGCTGATCGATGGGCTTTTGGCGCAGCTTAATTGCCTGCCAGCCGTGCCAGTAAATGAGGCAAAGGCAGAACGGCTAACCACGTATGTATTGCAGGCCACCGCCGCCGTGGGCGCGGTTGCTGCTGAAAGCGTATCAGATGAGCGCATGACGCCAGCGCGTCGGCATAACGTGATCGAGAGTATCAACGCGGGTGTGCGTTATTTGTCGCTGGTCGGCCTAACGTTGCAATCGCGTATTCAAGCTAACCCCGCGTTAGCGTCAACCGTAGATGCACTGAGCGGTATTAGTGCGTCGTTGAATATTGGGTGAGGTTGAGATGAAACATAACCCCGAAATATGGCTGCAAGCTGCCGATGATGCGGCGGAGAGTTTTTTATCTCAGTCAGTGGCTGACCTAAAAAGCGACGCCGGGTATGACGCCGTCTCTGTGTTATCCACACTGCACGGCATCTCCGATGCGGTTTATTACCTCAATGAACCGCTGTATCACTTTATCAAACATCATACACAGCAATGGTTTCTGGGTGGGATGAGTCAGCACCCATCGTTTTTAACAGCATGGCAGCACGAAAATATCCCTAGTGATATTAGTGCGTCGTTGAATATTGGGTAACAGCATGTATTCAGGCACACGCTTTATTTTTGAGAGTGTGGGGAAGGAAGTTTGCATAGATGGTGATGATGTCGCGTTTTTTTATCCATCTATTGCAGATGACGGTAGCCATTTTCTGACTACAAAGAGCGGCAGAACATTCCGAGCTAAAAACGTCAGGGAAATAGTTGCACAAGGGCGGGAGTCATTTAGCTCTTTAACTACGGTCTGCCGCTAGAGATTAATCAGCGTGTAAATCTGTCAATCAGGCTTTGGATTGTATGAAGGTAAGTTTCACGCTGATCGCTTTGAGGAGGATATTGGTTAAGTTCTTTGCGAATAGTCTCGGTCAGTTGAGTGTAGTCACCCTGAGCAAGGTTCAAGACCTGAGAAAGTAGCCCAGTGATAACAATGTGTTGGAGGTTAATTTTATCTTGCAGTGTATCTATTTGGTTTTCAAGTAATTGGATTTTTTCGTATTCAGCGTCATTAAGCATGGGGTCAGTCCATCGAGAAAGTCAAAAAACATTAGCGGTTAATCATATAGCCATATGTGGCCTTTGTTAAATACCCAGTACCTATTCGCAACCGTCTATCCGTGGGCGGTTACCAATAGGAAGGAGGAAAACATGCAAGCACCAATATCAATCGCGCCGTTCCTCTGGTGGCACCAGACGGAGACAAAGCCCGATTTTACGATCACCAAAGGCAAAGGCCGTCAGGGGATCATCATCCGTACCCGTCCGGTGAGTCGCACCCTGCGGGTTATCCGTTCTATCAAATCAGTGATACGGGGGAAAGCATGACAGCCTTTACCGTCAGCAGTATGCAGAACTTGCCCGCGGGGCTGCGCAACGTGATCGGCAAACACTTTGCCGATAGCCGCTGGCGTGAAACCTGTGCCTATTACAACAGCCTGCATGAGCGTGACCGTTTGACGGTCTGCTTTCATGCGCAGATGAAAAAGAGCCAGACCGTTTACCGTCTGGAGGAAATGCCAATAGCAGAGCGTGAGCGGATTGTTTGCGCGATTGATGAACTGCGCCGGACTTTTTCAAAGGTGCGTAGTCGGGGCGTAAATACGTCAACGTTTCTGAGCTGGTTAAATGTCGGCGAGAGAAAAACCCTATTTATGCACGCTGGGTTAACTGAAAAAGAATTTAATCAACCCTATTGGCGAATTGACGATGAATCATGCCAATGGCGTAAGCCAATATTACGCGCATTAAATGAGCTTGTGAGTTTATTTGAAGCTGCCCCCGACATTCTGACGGCAATTAAACCCGAAGAATATCTGAGTTAAATAACCATCTGAAATTAATTAGGCGCTTAACCGCGTCGGGACTCCCTTTATCTGAGGATTATATGCACATGTATAAAACGGTAGGTCAGAAAATGCGTAGCAGAGCACACAGTGAAATTACGCAATCCATGCTTTCCCGCGCCAGAGCAGAAGCGAAAGCCGATGCGCATACTTCTTTTTCTTCCCGTCTGGATAGATTGGCGACTCATGCCGCTATTAATGAATTGAGCGGTGTGGAAATCATCGAATTATTACGGCAGGAATCCGAAGCCTTCAATAATTCCGGTGCAGATATTAAGGCGGTGATGTAATGGAAAACCCCGCTTATAACCGCGTTGATATCAACGGTAATTATGCAATAGCGAAGGTCGGCTATGACTTTGCGCTGGGCGAAATCAAATGCGGGAAAGAAGACGGCGACCAGCCTTATTTATCCACGCTGGCCGTTTATCAGAATCCCGTCAGCCTCATTAACGATTTTGTGCATCGTGCTATCGCCACTGAAATTTGGCGCGGGAACGTCACCGACGCTAAAAAATTGCTGGCCGAAAGCAAACGCTTTGCCGCGCTGTGCCAGTCTGCCTTTGACCAGCTTAATAACAATAAGGAACAAGAGTAATGCCGGATTTAATGGACATGGTGCAGCAGCGCCAACAAGACATGTTAGAGCACCAGATCGCCAACGCCCGGAACGTCCAACGCGGCGTTTCTGCATTTGAATGCGAAGACTGCGATCAGCCCATTCCCGAAGCGCGCCGCGCTGCAATCGTCGGCGTGACCCGTTGCGCGTCCTGTCAGGACATTCACGAACTGAAAAGTAAGCACTATCGGGGTGGGTTGTGAATACCGTTATCGATACTCGCTGTTTTTCTGCTGATGCAATCAACATTAACTCAGTATCTGGCGGTAAAGATTCGCTGGCGCAATGGCTGTTAGCTATTGATGCAGGCGTACCAACCATCCGTGCTTTTGCTGATACAGGCCATGAGCACCCGCAAACAATGGAATATCTGGATTATCTGGAATCCAAACTAGGGGAGATTCGCAGGGTTAAAGCCTCGTTTGACGATCGCATAGCAGGAAAGCGCAAGTTTATTGCTGAACGCTGGCCTATCACGCTGGTAACTGAATGCGGTATGACTGATGCACAGGCCGCCGCAACGGTTGCCCGTGCGCTTGATGTTCTTCATCCTACTGGCATTCCTTTTCTGGATTTGTGTATGTGGAAAGGTCGATTCCCTTCCACTAAAGCCCGGTTTTGTACGACTGATCTAAAACACGCTCCTATCCGTGATCAGATCGTCATGCCGCTATTGGCCGAATATGACGAGGTTATCAGTTGGCAAGGTGTACGAGCGGAAGAATCCCCCGAGCGTGCATTGCTGCCAGAATGGGAAGAAGACGCCGACAAAACGCCGGGATTACATGTTTACCGCCCGATACTGACATGGACTCATGCCGATGTGTTTGCATTAGCACGTCGCCACGGAATTAAACCCAATCCACTTTATCAGCAGGGATGCAGCCGCGTAGGCTGTATGCCGTGCATCCATGCACGAAAATCTGAGTTAGCGGAAATATTCAGCCGCTGGCCGGAAGAGGTGGCGCGTGTGGCTGAATGGGAACGGCTGGTTGCTGATTGTTCTCGCCGTGGTAACAGCACGTTCTTTCCTTCGACTCAAGATCCGCGCAAGTCCGAACGCCGCATTGAGTTTATCAGTGTGGAATCTCACGGAATTGAAACCTATAGAGATTGGGCGTTGACCACTCGAGGCGGAAACCAGTTCGATCTGTTTGCTGGAATGAATGACAAGGCCGTGTGCAGCAGCGTTTACGCTGGGATTTGTGAATGACCGTCACCAACCGGGGGCGCTCCGCTCCCACCCCGCCGCCACCTTTCCCCGGCAGCACCCGCGATGCGTTCGTGGGTGCGTATCCGTGGAACGCCCCCCGCCCGGCCATCGTACCGGAAGAAAGACAGCTTACCCGTGAGGAATGGACTCAGGGGCAAGCCGTTTTAGCGAAAATTAACCAGCAACCGCACTTCCTGCGCGAAATCTGCCTGAACCGTTACGCATACCTGAAAAAAAATAAAGGGATGCTGAGCGCTAATCGTTTTCTGACTAACAGCTTTATGCAGCGCATGTGGCCGCGTATCGATGCAATCAATGCCCGCCATGCCATGAATCGCCACGCCTCCGATCGTTTCTTGTCTGAATCTGACGCCTATCAAACGCTACCCGGCATGAATGACAAAGCGCTGGGGCGTCTGGCTGCGCGTATTTCCGACCAGGTATTTTCGGCGTATGAAGAATTGAGCGATGCCATGAAAGATGAACACGGCGGCCAGCCTGATGCTCTCTTTACCGATGCAGCACAGGCCGAGCTTTTCGGCCATGTCGCCAGCATGGCGCGTGCGTTCAATGTCACCCCGCTTTTCTGGAAGAAATACCTCAAAGGCACGCTGAATATACGCAAGGCAATAGCCAGCCTGCGCCGCCTTCTTAATGAAGAATGGTGGGTTCGCCAGCTTAAAGCCCAACGCACACGCTGGCGTGAAGCGCTGATGATTGCCGTCGGTCAGGTTAATAAAAAGGCGTCCCCCTATGCCAGCCGGATGGCGATCCGCGATGTACAGGCGCGTCGCCTCGCCAATATGGATTACCTGAAAAGCTGTGAGCTGGAGAACGTCGCAACAGGTGAACGTATCGACCTGATCGACAAGGTAATGGCGAGTATTTCCAACCCGGAAATTCGTCGTATGGAGCTGATGAGTACCATCGCAGGAGTGGAGCGTTACGCCAGTGAACAGCGAGACGTCGGGATGTTTATCACCATAACTACCCCGTCGAAATATCACCCGACCCGCGTGATCGGCAAAGGCGAAAAAGAGAAAGTCCAGTTTAACCGGAGCTGGGACGGTGAGGCGTTTACGCCGAAAGACGGCCAGCGCTATCTTGTGAAGATATGGGGCAAGATGCGCACAGCATTTAAGGACAACGACCTGAAGGTGTACGGGATGCGCGTTGTCGAGCCACATCACGACGGGACGCCACACTGGCACATGATGTTGTTTTGCAAGCGCGCACATCGCCAGTCAGTCATCGACATTATGCGACGCTACGCCCTGAAAGAAGACGGCAACGAACGCGGCGCAGCAACATACCGCTTTGAATGTAAACACCTTAATAAAGGCGGCGCGGCTGGCTATATCGCTAAGTACATCGCCAAAAATATCGACGGCTACGCGCTCGATGGTGAGATCGACAAAGACACAGGAAAGCCCCTGCGGGATATGGCAGCCGCTGTTACCGCGTGGGCGTCAACGTGGCGTATCCCCCAATTTAAACCTATCGGTATCCCCACGATGGGCGCTTACCGCGAATGCCGTAGCGGCACGTTACGTAGCGTCAATCTTACTGACCAGTTTGACGAACAGGTCGAAGCGGTTCGCTTTGCTGCTGACGCTGGAAAATTTGACGCCTACATGACCGCACAGGGCGGCGCGAATGTTTCCCGTGAGCTGCAAACGGTACGCGTTGCGCGCCGGGTGTCGGACAAGCTCAACGAGTATGACGAAGAGGTGCAAAAGGTTGTCGGGATTTTCGCCCCGCACTTGGGCGAAGGACATGTTTTTGAAACCCGGACAACCGAGTGGCGCATCGTTTCTAAAGCCGTTGCCGTTGAGCCTTTGACTTTAAAAAGCGCCCCCGGCGCGCCTCGGAGTCCTGTCAATAACTGTGGGTTGCGTTCTCAACGGTCGGGCGAAAATGCCAAAAAGCAGGCCGAAAACAGCGGCATAGCAACGACATCAGAAACCGATAACCCACCGATTGACTGGAATGACGACGCGGCTGTGAGGGCGCTAGGAATGCGTCTGCGTGAGCAATCCGTCAGAAAGAATCATAAACAGCGCGACTTTAACCCCAATACCCTCCGCGATCCGTCACCGTCAGCCAGATTGACGGGCGAGGAACGGGAGCGGATACCCCGTATCCAGCGTGATTTGTCCCAGCGTGGTATCAGCGTTCAACGCTGGGAGTTGGAAGCGCTGGCGCGTGGGGCGTCAATGAAGATTGACGGCGAACTTATTTCATACCCGGCGGCTGATGAGTGGCCGGGGTTTAGTAACCAGATGGAGATTTAACGATGTTAACTAACGAACAATTGGAAGAAATTCAAGCGCTGGCGCAAGCAGATATCCGTAATGCAGGATTCTGGAATCTTGATCTACGGATGGCATTAATGAAGACGTGTGATAACAGGGTTATCGAAGAGATGGCGAAAGAAATTTTATCCCTCCGCGCCGTTCTGGATGGATTGCCACCTGAAGCCATCGCCGGAGGCTGGACGGCAAAGGGGATTAGCAGCTACGCAAAAAAATTGGAAGCACAACTGGCAGAGCTGGGGAAGCTACAGTTTGTAAGAATTGAATGGCTTGACGAAAAAACGGGTCATTGGAAACGGCTAAAAAAATCAGAGGTCAGGCTAGGTTGTAAAAGTCGTGTGCTATTCGCACAACCCGTGCCGCCGCAGATGATGGTGAAATGATGCCTAAATCCCCCACCGAACGTAAAGCCGCCCAGCGCGCACGTCAGCGTGATGCTGGCGTGGTGAAAATCGAGATTCATGTTGATACGCAAGAGCTGGAGATGCTGAAACGGAATTGCGCCCTACGTCGTCCGGGGCGAGATCCGTATGATATCGACGAGTACCTGACCACGTTAATTCGTCAGGATGCTGCTGCCCTACAGCAAAAAATAGCCGTTCTGAATAAGCGTAACTGCCAGAAATGCGGAGAGAAATTACCCGTCGCTAAGTGCTGCCTGTCCGGTGCGTCCGAGTGTTGGAACACACAAGGCTGGCATGATTTAAAGTTAATTCTGTGACGTGTCACGGCGTGAAATGTTTAAGTGACATGTCACGCCGTATTAATCGCGCTGAACACATAACCAATCAGTCACCCGGAGCACACGAAGTGATTGACGAAAATTTCAATATGTAAAATACTGTATGTGCATACAGTATTTTTTTGGGGGATTTGTGAGTAACGATTTAAGGGAGCATGTTATGTTGGAACGGGTTGCGCTAATCGCTCGTCTAGCTAACGAAAGCTGTTGCAAAGAGCGGGATAGAGAAATCGCGCTCGGACTCATTGAGGATTTAGCTAACGGCACGATAGAAACCAGAGAACGGCCTCACAACTGCGAGGCGTTAGGATTGCTGGAATACCTGAAAAAACGATTAGAGGAAGCCGTCTTCTAGCAATGCATGCATAACCCGCATGATTTTGCATGATGATCTACTGCTAATTTATCCCCGTTAACGCCACGGCTGGCGCGGATCGCGCTGGATCGTGCGGGTGCATGAAAAGCGACACACAAAGCGGGCAGGCGTGGCGGGGATAGCATTGCGCGCAAGGGCGTTTAGACGCGATTCATCCCGTGCCGCTGCGCCTCGCTGTGATGTGTTCTACTCTGATATCGTGCGTGGGGTTGGTTTTTCACTGGTGCGTGTAGAACGCGATTGGTGAGTCCTGAAAGGGATGTAAAAAAGCCGCTGGTTAAGCGGCTGAGTTGCTGGGTTACTCTTCTATTAGTTTGTAGGGCTTAAACGCGATCACCTCAATGCCGATCACCTTATTAATTTCTTTCATTCGTTCCTGTAGTGGCGTCAGCTCGTTCCTGACAAACACCTGACTCGCCTTTTCTACATCCCCAAACCCGCCCGTGTTATTCGGGATAATCCCCATCATCTGCGGCGGCACCCGGTGAGCACTGAGCAGATCGTCACGGCTGGCATTCTTGATGTTAAAGAAGTCGTCTTTGGTTGCCACCTCGCTGAGCGGCACAATCTTGATGCCGTCCGGCTTGCCGTTGGGGGCATAGAAAAACAGGTTCTTAAAATTCCCCAGCCCCTTTGTATTACTCATTGCGGCGCGCAGTTTGTCTACATCGGTGCCGCTTTGTGCTGCATCGGTCACGTACATGATGTAACCCGCGTGCGCACCATTCTGGTAATACTTGCGCCGGAACAGCGTCGCGGATTCGTTCAGCCATGCCGAGTTCAACGAGCTGATATATTCCGGCAGGCCGTACATTTCCTGATTGATATCCGGCTCCAGCAGATGAAACACACTACCCGGTTCAAAGCGGTGCGGCTCTTTGAATGACTGCACGAACCAGTAAACATCCTCTTCAACCCCGCGCCGGGTGTATTTTGCCGGGCTGGAGTCTAGGCGCAGGATGCCGCCTGTGCGATTAAGGCGCTTTTCCAGAAAGGCATTACCAAACACCAGATAATCCAGCGCAAAGCGGCTAAAATCCTGCTGACTCAATAGCGGGTGCGGGATAAACGTGCTCACCAGAATGTTACGTTTCACGTAGATCGGTGAGCTGTGGTGTACCGCCGCACGCAGGCTTTTAGCCAGACCGCTAAAACTGATCGGCGGCTCAATCCATCGGCCATTATGGATGCATTCGGCATAGTCCAAAATGTCGCGGCGATCCAGAACGGCGGACGGCTCACCAAAAGTAAACGCCTCCATTGGCTGCGGCTGGTTGACGGGTGCTGATGTTGGCTGGCGATATTTACGCTTTTTCATTCGTTAAAATCCAAAATGCTGACAGGGACATGACCGTTAATCGCGGTCAGGGGTTCGTTTAACAGCGCGTGCATGGTTGCCCATGCCACATCGGCGTGGCTGATTTCCTCGCTGCGGCTGGCTTCATAGGTGGTGCGGTTCCCGCTGGCCGTCATGGTTTTGCGTATGGCCATGAACGATTGAGTGATGTCGGTGTGGCTGGTGTCGTACTCCAGCCGCCCGCTGGTGATGGTGTCTTTCGCCTTGAGCACCATCGCGGTTTTAATTTCCGGTGAGTATTTGATTTCGCGTGCGGCTGGGAAGAAGCCGCGCACAAGCTGGTAAACACCCTGACCGATGCCGGTTGCATCAATGCCGATGTATTCAACGATATATTTTTCCGTCAGCAGCTTGATAGCGTCGGCCTGTGCGGCAAAGTCCATGCCTTTCCACTGGAAGCGCTCAAGGATGCGGAATTTACCGCCCGGTGCCTGCGGCGGTGCCAGTACCACACAGCCCGCGCTGTCGCCTGTGTGTGACGGGTCGTAACCAATCCAGACAGGTTTATAGGCAAACGGGCGTAGCGCGTAGGGGTTAAAGTCTTCCCATTCTTCCAGCGCATCGACCATACAGCGTTGTAGCTCTTCAAACGGGAACACTGACGCCTTATCATCAACAAATTCACACATCAGCAGGTTCTGATACTCTGCCGGGCTGTATTCCAGCGTGAGCTGGTCAAGGTCGAACAGGTTGCAGCCCCCGGCTAGCGCATCTTCTACCGTCACAATCTGTCGCCACTGCCCGTCACCGCACAGCACGCCGCCGGAAAGGTTGGCATGGCTTAAATCCAGATGGAGGTGATCGGCTTTGTTGCTGCGTCCCTTGTTGAACAGCTCACCCGACCAGAACGGGTAGGCGCTGTGTGCCAGACTCGATGGCGTTGAAAAGTACGTGGAGCGCCATTTCTTGTGCAACGACATGCCGCTGGCAACCTTGCGCAGCTCCTGAAATTTGGGTATCCAGAAATATTCATCCAGATACAGGTTTCCGGTGTAGCTCTGCGCGGTGCGGATATTGGTGCCGAGGAAGAACAGGCGCGCCCCGTTCGGCAGCACCATCGGGTCGCCTTTCAGGTCAACATCGACCAGCCGGGCAAAGTCGATGATGTAATTTTTAAAGACGTGTGCCTGTGCCTTACTCGCTGACAGGAAAATCTGATTACGCCCGGTGGTCAGCGCATCAATCAGCGCCTCCCGAGCAAAATAGAAAGTTGCCCCAATCTGGCGCGATTTCAAAATATTGCGGATACGGTGCTGGAGTCCGGCCTGATGCCAGCCGCGCTGGTACTCGAAAATCTCACTCAGGAAAATGTCGTTCAGCTTCTCGATAGCCGACTCGCTGAACATATTTTTTTCTGGTGCCTTGCGTTCACCCTTGTTGCGGTTGCGCACGTTGGGATTGAGATCGGCCTCATTGCCCGTCTGGCTGTAGCGGTTCACCCGCGCTAGCCGTTCAATCTGGCGGCCTAACAGGTCGATTTCTTTGTAGTCATGCCCCTCCTTTTTCGTCTTCATGATGAGCTGAATCAACCGTGCCTCAAGGCTGGCTTCAACACGCGATACCGGGGCGATGGCGTCCCAGCCGTCGCGCTGCTTCCAGCTCTGAACGGTCGGCGTTTTCTGGTTCAGCATTTCCCCAATCTGACGCACCGAAAAGCCCTGCCAATAGAGCAAAGCGGCTTGTCGTCGTGGGTCGCTGATGATGGTGGTATCGATGGCGGTATTCATGACGGCAAGGCTACGTCAGCGCCGACCATCCCCGCCTTAAGTGCCTGTTGTGTCAGCGGTTAGCGAACCGTGATTGATGGCACGGCAAGGTGTCACGCCGGATACTCGCCCCGACTTCCCGCAAACAACGGATGAGAAAATGGCAAAGAAAGTTTCTAAGTGGTTCCGCGTCGGTGTCGAGGGCGACACTTGCGACGGTCGCGTGATTGACGCGAACGATATTCAAGACATGGCGGAGACGTTTGATCCGCGTGTCTACGGTTGCCGCATCAACCTTGAACATCTGAAAGGCTTACTGCCCGATAGCCCCTTCCGCCGTTATGGCGATGTGGTCGAGCTGAAAGCCGAGACGATTGATGATGATTCAGCCCTAAAGGGCAAGCTGGCGCTGTTTGCCAAAATCACCCCGACTGACGAGCTGGTCGCCCTGAATAAGGCCTCGCAAAAGGTCTATACCTCCATGGAAATCCAGCCCAATTTTGCCAACACAGGCAAAGCCTATCTGGTCGGTCTGGCCGTCACTGACGATCCAGCCAGCCTCGGCACGGAAATGTTGGAATTCAGTGCCAAAGCCAAAAACAACCCGCTGGCAACCCGTAAATCTTCCCCGGAAAACCTCTTTTCTGTCGCTACCGAAGTGACGCTGGAGTTTGAAGACCTGCCGGACGTGGAGCCGACGCTGTTAACCCGCGTGAAAGCGCTGTTTGGCCGCAAACAGTCCAGCGATGACGCCCGATTTAATGATGTGCATGAGGCGGTTACTGCGGTTGGTGAACATGTACAGAGCGGCTTTGATGATGTCTATCAGCGCATTTCAAAGATTGAAGTTGACCTTGCGGTTTATAAGCAGGACGCATCCCGCCAGACCGAGCAGGCGAAACAAGAAATCATCGACCTCAAAGCCACGTTGGACGGCACAGAAAGCCTGTCACAGACGCGCCGCCCCCCGGCGACAGGCGGCGACGGTGAAGCCTCGTTGCTGACCAACTGCTAACCGGGGCGCTGCCCCTTGATACCCTTTTTCGGAAAGAACAGGAAAAACAATGCGTAAAGAAACCCGTTTTAAATTTAATGCCTACCTGACCCAGCTTGCCAGCATCAACGGCGTTGAAGTCGAAACGCTGAGCAAGAAATTCAGCGTCGAGCCATCCGTCACGCAGTCACTGATGGAAGTGGTACAGGAATCCAGCGACTTCCTGACCCGCATCAATATCGTGCCCGTTGCTGAGCTGACCGGGGAAAAAATCGGCCTCGGCGTGTCCGGGTCAGTTGCCAGCACCACGGATACCTCAAACGGTGACGAGCGTGAAACCGCCAATTTGCTGAGTCTGGAAGCCCGCCAGTACAAGTGCGAGCAGATGAATTTTGATTTCCATATCCGTTACAACACCCTTGACCTGTGGGCGCGTTTTCAGGATTTCCAACTGCGTTTGCGTAACGCTATCGCCAAACGTCAGTCGCTGGATTACATCATGGCCGGATGGCATGGCGTGAAACGTGCGGCGACCTCTGACCGTGCTAAAAATCCGCTGTTACAGGATGTGGCGGTGGGCTGGTTGCAAAAGTACCGCAATGAATCTGCCAAACGTGTGATGAGTAAAATCGTGGGCGAAGACGGCACCGTTATTTCCGCGCAAATCCGGGTCGGTGAGAACGGCGATTATGCCAGCCTCGACGCACTGGTGATGGATGCGACCAACACCATGATCGACGAATGGCATCAGGAAGACCCTGACTTGGTAGTGATTTGTGGCCGTCAGTTGCTGTCCGATAAATATTTCCCACTGGTCAACAAACAGCAGGAAAACAGCGAAATACTGGCCGCTGATGTGATTATCAGCCAGAAGCGTATCGGCAATTTACCTGCCGTGCGCGTGCCGTACTTCCCGGCTAATGCCCTAATGGTCACCCGTCTGGATAACCTGTCTATCTACTACATGGACGACAGTCACCGCCGCCACATTGAAGAGGTTGCCAAGCGTGACCGTGTCGAAAACTACGAATCCATCAAACAAGATTACGTGGTGGAGGATTACGGCTGCGGCTGTGTGATCGAAAACATCCAGCTCGGTAAGTTCCCGAAACCGCCGGAAGCGGAAAAAGCCGCTGAGCCTGCCGCGTCAGAGGATGAAAAACCGACTGATACCCCAACCGATAACGCCGGAGCCTAAGCCATGCTAAGCCCCGCCCAGCGTCACATGATGCGGGTGTCGGCTGCTGAGGCGTCGCAGCGGGAGAATGACCCGCTGCGACAGGCCACCGGATACGAGCAAATGCTGTTCCGGCTTGCGGCTGACAAACGCACGTTAAAACAGGTGCGCTCCATGGAGCGTAAGGCCGAAATGAAACGCGGAATGTTAGAGGCGTATGCGCCGTGGGTGGCGGGGGTACTTGCCAACGGGCGCGGCGCACAGGATGCGGTACTGATGACGGTCATGGTGTGGAAGCTCGACGCCGGAGACGTCCCCGGTGCGCTGGAGATTGCCCGTTATGCACTCCAGCACAAGCTGGTCATGCCGGAGGGCTACACCCGCCCGACGCCGTACCTGTTAGCCGAAGAGGTGGCCGACGCCGCAACCCGCGCCCATACCGCCGGGCAGGCGGTCAACATTGACCTGCTGATCGACACGCTGACGCTCACCGATACAGAGGACATGCCCGATCAGGTGCGCGCCAAACTGCACAAAATCATCGGGCTGATACTGCGCAGCGGCAAGCCGGAGCAAGCTCTGTTTCACCTGAAGCGCGCCTTTCAGCTTGATAGCCGAAGCGGTGTGAAAAAAGACATAGAGCGGCTGGAAACCGCGCTGCGCAAAGCAGCGGCCAACCGTTAACCCAACGCGCCCCGCGCCGGGCGGCACACAGGCCGGAACAGTTCACTGTTTTCTGTGCCTGTGTCCACCGCCCACCTATTCAGAGGTTGTCATGACGACAATGATTTTCCCCGCGAAAGCGGAGCCACGCGCGGATGCGGTGGTTATTCCTGTGCCTGTAGAGCAGGACGCCGTAATCAAAAATACCTTCTTCTGGCCGGATGTGGAGCCGGGAACCTTGCGCAAGTTGATGCGACTTGAAAACACCGTCACGCCGGAGCGCCTGCGTCATGCCGCATTAACCGCGATTTCAGAAGTGAATGCTGAGCTGTACGAGTACCGAAAAGAAAAATGGGCGGCAGGGTTTACCACACTGGCAAGCGTTCCCGCCGAGCAGCTCGATGGCCAGAGCGAAAAGCATCATCACTACCTGCGTGCGGTCAGTTCCATTACCACGGCGACGCTGTACGAGCGTTACCGGGGCTATGACGCCAGCGCCAAAGGAGACCGCAAGGCCGATGCGCTCGACGGCACGATTGATGAGCTGTGGCGCGATGCGCGCTGGGCTATCAGCCAGTTGCAGGATCAGCCACGCTGCATCATCGGGCATATCTGATGAACGTTATCGCACAGCAGGGCGACACGCTGGACGCCCTCTGTTATCGCCATTACGGGCGCACGCAGGGTGCTGTCGAGGCGGTGTTAGTCGCTAATCCGGGGCTGGCTGAATTCGGGGCAATTCTGCCCCACGGCACCGCGGTAACCCTGCCGGATATTGCCGCCGCCCCTGTCGCAGAAACGGTGAGTTTATGGGATTGAATATGGAAAGAATCACGTCGTTTATCGCGTACTGGATAAGCGTCGCGCTGGCCTTTTTTGGCGCGATGACGCCGCAGGATTTCGCGGCCTATTTCGGGGCGCTGGGGGTGGTGTTCACGGTCGGCGTTAACTGGTACTACCGCCGAAAGAGTTACCAGCTATTGAAGACTATCGATCCCCGCGAGGTTATCAATGAAATCACTCGTTAAACGCTGCGTTATCGCCACGGTGTTAGCGCTGGCCGCGTTAGTGCCGGATTTTTCCTTGCTGAAAACGTCACAAGAGGGGCTGGCGCTGATTGCCGACCTTGAGGGATGCCGCTTAAGCCCGTACCAGTGTAGCGCGAACGTGTGGACGAACGGGATCGGACACACATCAGGCGTGGTGCCAGGGAGAACCATCACCGAGCGTGAGGCGGCGGTCAATCTTGTGGCCGATGTGTTGCGGGTCGAAAAGGCGCTGGCACGCTGTATGGCAGTTAATATGCCGCAGGCCGTCTATGACGCCATCGTGAGCTTTGCGTTTAATGTCGGTATCGGTGCGGCGTGCCGCTCTACGCTGGCGTTTTTCATCAACAAAGGCCAGTGGCGCAACGCCTGTGACCAGTTGCTGCGCTGGGTGTATGTCAACGGCCAGACATCACGCGGTATTGAAATCCGTCGCCAGCGTGAACGTGCCGTCTGCCTTAAGGGGGCAGCATGAGCACGTTTACCCGCGTAATCCTTGTTGTTGCCGCGTTGTTCATCGTGCTGCTGTTCGTGACTAAGCGGCAACTGTCTGACGCGGAAAAACTGATTAGCGAACAGAGCGAAAGACTGGTCAAACAGTCGCTTGAACTGCTGGTCAGGGATGGGGTGATCGACGCGTTGCAGTCCAGCGCGATACGCAACGAACAGGCACAAGCGGAACTCCGCACGAAACTATCACAGGCCGGGCAACTGGCCGCGTCCCGCGATAAAACCATGACGAGGCTGATTAATGAAAATGCCGCTCTGCGCCGCTGGTATGGCACTGCTTTGCCTGACGATATTAAGCGGCTGCACCGCCGCCCCGCCTTTGACAACCCCGATGATTATTTACGTTGGCTGTCCGAAAGTAACGAGTTGCCCGATACCGGGAAGCAGCCCGGAAACCAACGGTGATTTAAGCGCGGATAACCGCCAACTGGAAAGCGCACTGATGAGCTGTGCGCTACAGGTCGAAACCATCAAACACTGTCAGGGACAACACAGCGCTGGTAGTGAAATAAGTAATTAATATTTAAAACAAACAGGAGAAATAAGCATGTTAACAGTAAAAGTAGTTTCACTTAATGGCGGTGAAGAGATCCACAGTGGCGTAAGCGTAGGTTACAGCCCTGCAAAACAAAACATTGCTGTATCTGGCATGAATGGCCGGATTGTATTGAATCCGGGGGATGTGGCGTATGTCATGAACGGTCGCGGTAAAACCATTTCCCGTTACGAGCATACCACAGCAGAGGACGCAGCATGCTGAAACCCAACAGCCTGCGCAGCGCCTTAAGTGACGCGGTGCCGGTACTGAAAAACAATCCCGATATGTTGCATGTCTTTATCGACAGCGGCGCGGTGGTGTCCACGCTGGCCGCGTCGCTGTCGTTTGAGAACCAGTACACACTGAATCTGGTTATCACGGATTTTACTGACGATATCGACTGGCTACTGGTGCCGATTCAGGCATGGTTACGGGAAAATCAGCCGGATATCACCCATGACAGCAAAGGTTTTACCTACATCGCTGACATTAACGATAACGGTAGCTGTGATATCAGCATCAGCCTGAAACTGACTGAGCGAGTGATCGTAAAAGAGGTAGATAAAGCTCTGCACGTCACCCACGCGCCAGAGCCACCGTTACCCATTCCCGTAGAGCGTCCGGTATCGCTATACATCAGCGGTGAGTTAGTGAGTACGTGGCATGAATGAGCTGAAACCATTTGACGACAAGCTGGCCGCACTGCTTGCCAGCCTGTCCGCATCTGGCCGTCGAAAGCTGGCCGGAACGGTGGCAAAAGCCCTGCGCGGTAGCCAGCAGCAACATATCAAGCAGCAGCAGGCACCGGACGGTACGGCCTATGCCCCGCGCAAAGCCCAGCCAATCAAGGGCAAGAAAGGCCGGGTGAAGCGCCAGATGTTCCAGAAACTGCGTACCGCCAAATACCTGAAAGCTGCCGCCACCGCCGATGCGGCCAGCGTTGAATTTATCGGGCGGGTGCAGCGCATGGCGCGGGTGCATCATTATGGCCTGCGCGATCGGCCTAGCCGTAACGGTGACAATGTGCAATACGAGTCACGGCCGCTGCTGGGATTTAGCGACCAAGAGATAAAAAAGGTTGAGGGATTACTGATAGAACATCTGAGTCAATGAAATCAGCCCCGCGAAAGCGGGGCAAACATCACGCGACGTCTTTCACATTTTCATCACGCTGCGCCAGAAAATCGTCCAGCGTAGTGATCCGGCTAATTTCTTCCTGAGTGCGGGCGTCGTTTTCCACTTCCCATACGTCAACGCTATTTTGCAGGTTCAGCCAAAAATCAACTGACGTATCAAATGCTTTTGCCAACCGGAACGCCATATCAACCGTTAACTTACGGTTGTTGTTGACCAGTGCGCTTATCGTGTTGCGGTGGACATTCAGCATTTCCGCCAAGTCATTAATCTTCAAACCTGTAGGTTCTAGATATTCATATAACAAGACATCGCCTACGGATGTCGGTTTGCGTTGTGCCTGTGCCATATATTTTCCTTAGTATTCAGTATTCTTTAGTGTTCGTCGTCAGGCATGCAGGTTATTTGTGCTTTTTATAACCATGGTCGTCAAGGTAGATATCCTCTGCTTTACCATCAACCCATTTAAAAATCAGGCGATATTGGATATTTACTCTGATGGATGAATATTCCCAAAATGGTGGGTTAAGGTTCTCGTATCGGTTCCCCGGCGGCGATCTTAAGTCTTTTGCTGAAACCGCCGCGTTGATGATATCCAGCTTGCGGGACAAGGATGTAACCACATCGACAGGTATCTTTTTATGCGACTTGCCATACATAAAAAAATCTTCCAGCCACTGATCCCGAAAGCTATGAATGCTGCGCATTTTTTGCATTCGTCGCTCCCTCGTTTGTTGTGCATACAATTGTAATGCACTCGTGCACAGTGCGCAAGTGCATAAACAAAACGGTTGATTTTACCTGACAGTTTCCGCTATGGTTCGCTCCACGGTGCTCAAAACACCTCATACAGAAAGCGGACACCGCACCCGAAAGACTCGCGGTTTTTTTGTGCCTGAAATTTGAATTCAATGGCCGGGCGTGCGGCTAATGCAATACCCGCAAGGGGAATACGCCCGCCGATCTTTCTGCGGTTTTGAGCGCCCGGCCACCCTCTCAAAAGGGGTGAATTCAAATATCAGAAAGGGCATAAATTATGACTATTCTCACTATCTCTAATATCACCATTCATCAAGACACCGACGGTCGCTACTCTCTTAACGATTTGCATAAAGCTGCGGGTAACAAGCAAAAGCATAAGCCAGTCCATTGGCAAGCATTGCAACAAACCAAAGAATTGATTGAAGAAATTTCAAAGGTAGAAATTCCTACCTTTATCCCATTAAGCGTGAAAAAGGCTGTTACGGCGGAACCTACGTTTGTAAGGAGTTGGTCTACTCCTACGCCATGTGGATCAGCGCCGAGTTCTCTCTGAAAGTAATCCGTGCCTATGATTCTCTGGTTAGACAGAACATTGCTGAAACTACCCCATCGTTAGAAGCCCTTCCACAAAAGCCTGTTCACCCTTGCGAACTGGAATTTTATATTCCTGAGACGCCACTTATCTTCAACCATATCCAAACATCACAACTGAATGCGTTATTCAAATCGGTGGAATATCTGACCATGGATTTTTGGCCGCATATTCAGAAGCTATTCCCCATGCTGGATCGTGAGTACGGTTCGGCAGTTGATACTATTAATTTGCTGATGCGGTTACTGAAAGAAAAGCGTGCAGAGTGTGAAGAACTGGCAAAACCTCAATAATCCCGTTGTCTGACTGACCAGCAAACCGCATCACCTTGCCGCCGTTCCCCCACGGCGGCATGCTTTTCCCCATGAAAACACAAGCTACCCTTACTGAAATTCAGCGCTTATTGCGCAATCTGATCCGTGTCGGCGTCGTGACCCACGTCAACACCACGGACGCCCTCTGCCGGGTACAAACCGGAGACATGACCACAGGCTGGTTGAACTGGTTAACCCGCCGTGCCGGACGTTCACGCGACTGGTGGGCACCGTCCATCGGTGAGCAGGTGTTGATCCTGTCTATCGGCGGCGAACTGGACACCGCCTTTGTGCTGCCCGGCATCTATTCCGATGACAACCCCGCGCCGTCGGCGTCTGCCGATGCGTATCACGTCAGCTTTCCCGACGGTGCGGTGATCGAGTACGAACCCGCCACCGGGGCGCTGACCGTCAGCGGGATTAAAACCGCCACACTCACCGCGTCTGAATCCCTCACTGCCACGGTGCCGCTGGTCACGGTGAGAGCGTCAACCCGCATCACACTCGACACGCCGGAAGTCGTCTGCACTAACAAGCTGATTACCGGAACGCTGGAAGTAAAACAAGGCGGGGAAATGCGCGGCACTGTCCAGCACAGCGGCGGCGCATTTACCTCAAACGGCGTGCAAGTGGATAAACACAATCACGGCAACGTACAAAACGGCGGCGGCTGGACGGACGGGACACGATGACAGCACGTTACCTCGGCATGAGCCGTGACAGCGGCCAGACGCTCGGCGACCTTGAGCACATTCGCCAGAGCGTGCGCGATATTCTCATTACGCCCGTCGAGTCGCGGGTGATGCGCCGGGATTACGGGTCGCTGCTGTCGGCGTTAATCGACCAGCCGCAAAATCCCGCCGTGAAATTGCAGGTGATGGCCGCGTGTTACATGGCGCTGCTGCGCTGGGAGCCACGCATCACGCTGACGGCCATCAACCTTACCAGCACATTCGACGGCAAGCTGGCCGTTGATATTACGGGCGTGCTGGCTGACAGCAACGCCGTTTCCCTTTCTGTTCCTGTGAGCTGACACATGGCGATGATTGATTTAAGCCAGCTTCCCGCGCCTGCCGTGGTTGAAGAACTGGACTACGAGGCAATTTACACTGAGCGCAAAGCGGTGCTGCTGTCGCTCTACCCGGAAGACCAGCGCGCCGCCGTTGCCCGCACGCTGACGCTGGAATCCGATCCGCTGGTCAAGCTGCTACAGGAAAACGCCTATCGTGAACTGATATGGCGCCAGCGTGTCAATGAAGCCGCCCGCGCCGTGATGGTGGCGTATGCGCAGGGGGATGACCTCGACCAGCTCGGCGCGAATTTTAGCGTTGCCCGTCTGGTGATCACCCCGGCTGACGATTCAACCCTGCCGCCAACGCCTGCCCTGATGGAATCCGACAGCGATTTTCGCCTGCGCATTCAGCAGTCTTTCGAGGGATTAAGCGTTGCCGGGTCGGTTGGTGCCTATCAGTACCACGGACGCAGCGCCGACGGGCGTGTGGCGGATGTGTCGGTTATCAGCCCCAGCCCGGCCAGCGTTACGGTGTCGGTACTGTCACGCGAAGGGGACGGCAGCGCCAGCCCGGAACTGGTCGCTATCGTCGCTACTGCGCTGAACGGCGAAGACGTGCGCCCGGTGGCTGACCGGGTAACGGTGCAATCCGCCGCGATTGTGCCGTATGAGATTGACGCCACGCTGTACCTGTATCGGAGTCCCGAAGCGGAGCCAGTGCGCGCCGCTGCCGAGCAGAGGCTGAAAGCCTATATCAGTGCGCAGCACCGATTAGGGCGGGATATTCGTCGCTCGGCGATTTACGCTGCGCTGCACGTCGAGGGCGTGCAACGGGTCGAGCTGACGACACCCGCCGCTGATATCGTGCTGACCGCAGCGCAGGCGTCCTACTGTTCCGGCTATCGGCTGGGTGTAGGCGGTGCCGATGAGTGATACCCGCCTGCTGCCTGTCGGGTCGTCTGCTCTGGAAGTCGCCGCCGCCACGGCCTGCGCCGAGATTACCCGCGTACCGGTTCCGCTGCGCCAGTTGTGGAACCCGGATACCTGCCCGGCACACCTGCTGCCGTATCTGGCGTGGGCGTTTTCCGTTGACCGCTGGGATGAGGCGTGGCCGGAGAGCGTGAAACGTCAAGTGATCCGCGATGCGTTCTTTATCCATCGTCACAAAGGCACGATTGGTGCGCTGCGGCGCGTGGTGGAGCCGTTTGGTTATCTGATCCGTATCAGCGAATGGTTTCAGAACGGCGGAGAGCCAGGCACGTTTCGCCTGGATATCGGCGTGCAGGATAGCGGCATCACCGAAGAGACGTTTTACGAGCTGGAGCGGCTGATTGCCGACGCTAAACCCGCCTCCCGTCACCTGCTGGGGCTGAATATCAACCTCGACACACAGGGCGCGGCCTATGTTGCCGCGCTGTCCTATGGCGGCGACGAGCTGACCGTTTACCCCTATTTTCCTGAAACGATTACTGTGTCCGGTCTGGATGTGGCCGGGGCAGCACTTCATTTAATCGACAACGTGAGCGTAACCGCATGAGTGCAAAATATCTTGCTCTGTTAACGAACATCGGCGCGGCCAAACTGGCTAACGCGACCGCGCTGGGTAGCAGCCTGAACATCACCCGGATGGCCGTGGGTGACGGCGGCGGCGTATTGCCAACCCCAAACCCGGCACAAACCAAACTGATTAACGAAAAGCGCCGGGCGGCACTCAACAACCTGAGCATTGACCCGAAAAACCCCAGCCAGATTATTGCCGAGCAGGTTATTCCCGAAAATGAGGGCGGTTGGTGGATACGTGAAATCGGTCTGTTTGACGATGACGGCAACCTGATTGCCATTGCTAACTGCCCGGAAACCTACAAGCCGCAGTTGCAGGAGGGCAGCGGCCGCATTCAGACCGTGCGCATGATTTTGATTGTCAGCAGCACCGAGGCGGTCACGCTGAAAATCGATCCGGCGGTGGTGCTGGCAACGCGCGGCTATGTGGATAACGGCGTGATTGAGGTAAAAGCCTATGCCGATACGCTGCTGGCGCAACACCTTGCGGCGAAAAATCCGCACCCGCAATACGCCTTAAAAACCGATTTAACCGCGTGGCGTTATGACGCCACAGGCGGCGAAGTGGAATTGATACCGCCTTATACCTTTACCGCTGCCATGGTGTTTATTAACGGGATTGAGCAGGCGCTAAATTATTCCTTTTCGCTGGACGGCAACAAGCTGTTATTTCCTGAGCCGCTACGCAAAGGGGATTTTATCAATGTGGTGTTTCCGGCACCTGTGGTTACGCAGCGCACGACCAGCGGCAGCACGGACGATTTGAGTTATGAAGTTGCCAGATTACGCAGTGAAATAAATGCGTTAAACGGCAGTGTATTTTTGAGCGCGGATGGCGGGAATATTCTTTCAACCGGAAAGGACAACGGCATTTTTTTGCCCGACGCCGCGCTGCAAAAAATAAACGGTGTGGATGTGAATACAGAGATTAATTAATCAGGAGAGAGTTATGCCAGCTAAACGCACAGTGACATTGAATTTTAAAACCTCTGACGGAAAAACATTACCGGCTTCATTCGATGTTTCCGACGGTGCAAGCGCTTATGAAGTCTGGAAAGCGCAGGCCGGGAACGCCAGTAAAACCGAAGCGCAATACGCGGCAGAGCTGAAAGGGACTAAAGGTGATAACGGCGTCAGCATCACCGGCGTTGAAGTAAAAATCACTGAGAACGCGTGAGGTAATACATGGCTGCTGGCCGCACAGTTTCACTGACATTTAAAACCAGTGACGGCAAAACCCTTCCCGCCGTGTCATTCAGGGTCAATGACGGTGAGAAAGGGGATAACGCCTCGCTGGTGATTGAAAGCATAACACCAGTCATTAAAGGCGGTGAAAGCGCGTTTGTTGTTGGCACTGTGACGGTGATTTCCGTGCATGTTAATGGCGTCGGCCAGCCGCTGGGGTATGCCTATACCGTTGAAGCCAATACGGTGTATCTGGCCGAGGCGGTGAAAAGTACAGACATAGTATCTATTGAGTTTGTGAGATAAAAATGGCGAAACCAACAGGAAAAATCATCAGGGTCACGCCTGACTCAATCGGGGCGGTGCCGATCGGTCGCAAGGTGAACGGCAAGCCGCTGAGTGCCGATATCACGTTGGGTGCGGCTGATGTCGGTGCGTATACCAAGGCGGAAACCGATGCCAAGGTCAGTGCCGCCACAACTGCCGCCAGTAATGCCGCAGCGACGGCTGGCAGTGCTAACACCAATGCGGAAAGCCGTGTGCCACTGGCGCGCAAAGTGAACGGCAAGCCGCTGAGCGCGGATATCACGCTGGGTGCCGGGGATGTGGGCGCGTATACCAAAGCGGAAACCGACGCCAAGGTCAGTACCGCCACAACTGCCGCCAGTAATGCCGCCACCGCTGCCGCCAGTGCCAACACCAATGCCAACGGGCGTGTGCCGTCCGGGCGCACAGTAAACGGTAAGCCGCTGAGTGCCGATATCACGCTGGGTGCCGGGGATGTAGGAGCCTACACCAAAGCGGAAACCGACACTAAAGTCAGTGCCGCCACAACCGCTGCCAGTAATGCCGCCACCGCTGCTGCCAGTGCCAACACCAATGCCAACGGGCGTGTGCCGTCCGGGCGCACAGTAAACGGCAAGGCGTTGAGCGAAGATATCGCGCTGGGCGCGGCCGATGTGGGGGCTTATACCAAGGCGGAAACCGACACCAAGGTCAGTGCCGCCACAACTGCCGCCAGTAATGCCGCAACGGCTGCGGCTAGCGCTAACACCAATGCTGAAAGCCGTGTGCCAGCCGGGCGCAAGGTGAACGGCAAAGCATTAACGGCTGATATTGCGCTGGGTGCGGGTGATGTGGATGCATACACCAAAGCGCAGACGGATGCCAAACTCACGCCTTCAAGTTTGGGATTTAGAAGCCAACTTGCTGAAAATGGCTATCAGGTTTTTCCCGGAGGAATGATTCTGCAATGGGGAGTAGCGAATGAAAATAACGCAGGAACGTTCCCTATTCCTTTTCCAAATAAATGTTTTGTCATTAACGCAACGACACGTAGAAACGGTGCCCCATGGGACGGTTCTGTAACCACTGCTTATATTTTAGATAACCGTCAATTCACCGCAGGATGTGGGCAGTTAACGGGAGATTTAATGTATTGGACGGCTATAGGGTATTAAAATGCAATATGTATACAGCGCATCTAAAAACAGTTTTTATCCTGTTGATTTAAAGGGTCGGTATCAAAATGCGGGAACATGGCCAGACGATGGTGTTATGGTTGATGAAAGTGTTTTCACTGAGTTCTCAGCAAAAACAGCTCCGTTTGGTATGAGCCGCGTTGCAGGTAATGACGGATTACCTTATTGGGATAAAATGCCGCCCGTTTCAATTCCGGAAATGGTTCAAGCAGCAGAACAACAAAAGGCAAGATTACTGATGTCAGCCAATGCGGCTATTTTGCCCTTGGCTGACGCGGTTGATTTAGGCATTGCTACAGATGAAGAGCAATTATTACTGGCAGCATGGAAAACTTACAGGGTGATGTTGAGCCGTATTGATGTCAGTACCGTGCCTTATATCGACTGGCCGGAAGCACCAGTAAATTGAGCCATATAAACGTGTATGAGATGCAGCCCACCTTTTATTAACGGTGGGCTTTTTCTTTACCGTTTCTGTTGTTCCAGCGACAGCCGGGCAGCAACAGGATGCGCCCTCATGGCTCACACAACACAATAACCTTGCCTATTTCACTGGAGTGAGCCTGATGAGCGATTACCATCACGGCGTGCAGGTTGTTGAGGTCAACGACGGCACGCGCGTTATTTCCACTGTATCGACCGCGATTATCGGCATGGTGTGCACCGCACCGGATGCCGACGCGGCCACCTTTCCCCTCAATACCCCGGTACTGATTACCAACGTGCTGTCCGCCGTCGGCAAGGCCGGGAAAAAAGGCACGCTGGCCGCTGCCCTGTCTGCCATCGCCGACCAGTCCAAACCCGTCACAGTTGTGGTGCGTGTGGCCGAGGGTAAAGATGAAGCCGAAACCATCAGCAATGTGATCGGCGGCAGCGACGAAAACGGTAAATACACAGGGATGAAAGCCCTGTTAGATGCCCTGTCGGTAACAGGCGTGAAGCCGCGCATTCTCGGTGCGCCGGGGCTGGACTCGCTGCCCGTTGCCACGGCGTTAGCCTCCATTTGTCAGTCGCTGCGTGCTTTTGGTTACGTCAGCGCGTGGGGCTGCAAAACCCTGTCGGACGCCATCAACTACCGCGAGAATTTCAGCCAGCGTGAACTGATGGTGATCTGGCCTGATTTCATCGCGTGGGACACCACGGCCAACGCCAGCGCCACCGCATATGCCACCGCCCGCGCCCTCGGTCTGCGCGCCAAAATCGACCAAGAAACCGGATGGCATAAAACCCTGTCTAACGTCGGCGTGAACGGCGTGACGGGTATCAGTGCGTCGGTATTTTGGGATTTGCAGGCACCCGGCACCGATGCGGATTTGCTGAATCAGGCAGGCGTTACCACGCTGGTTCGTAAGGACGGCTTCCGCTTCTGGGGTAACCGCACCTGTTCTGACGATCCGCTGTTCCTGTTTGAGAACTACACCCGCACCGCACAGGTACTGGCTGACACGATGGCCGAGGCGCACATGTGGGCGGTGGATAAGCCTGTTACGCCAACGCTTATCAAAGACATTATCGAAGGTATCAAGGCGAAATTCCGTGAGCTGAAATCTAACGGCTACATCATTGATGCCGATTGCTGGTATGACGACACCGCAAACGATAAGGAAACGCTCAAGGCTGGGAAACTGTATATCGATTATGACTATACCCCCGTTCCCCCACTGGAAAATCTCACCCTGCGCCAGCGCATCACCGATAAATATCTGGTGAATCTGGCCGCGTCGGTCAACAGCTAAGGAGCTACCGCGCTATGGCACTGCCTCGCAAACTAAAATTTATGAACCTGTTCAATGACGGCATGAGCTACATGGGTGTCGCCACCGCCGTTACGCTGCCGAAACTCACGCGCAAGCTGGAGAACTATCGCGGCGGCGGCATGAACGGCACCGCGCCGATTGATTTTGGTCTGGACGATGACGCGCTATCGATGGAATGGACAATGGGCGGATTCGCTGACGAAACGTTGTTGGCACAGTATGCCGCACCGGGTGCCGATGCGGTGCTGCTGCGCTTTACCGGGTCGTATCAGCGTGACGACACCGGGGCAATTGTGACGGTAGAGGTTGTGATGCGTGGCCGTCATAAAGAAATCGACGGCGGCGAAAGCAAACAGGGCGAAGACACCGAAACCAAAATTTCGACCCAATGCACGTACTACAAGCTGACCATTGAAGGCAAAGAGATGATCGAGATTGACACAATCAACATGATTGAGCGTGTCAACGGCGTTGACCGTCTGGAACAACACCGCCGGGCGATTGGTCTGGCATAACCCTGTCCGGCCAGCCCGGTGCTGGCCGTCTTCTTTCTATTTTCTATCTGAATACAGAGGCAACATCATGAACAAAAACGACAACGTGGTAACACTGGAAACCCCTATCAAGCGCGGCGAAACTGTCATCGACACTATCACCCTGATTAAGCCAACTACCGGAACGCTGCGCGGCGTCAGTCTGGCGGCACTGGCCGGGTCGGACGTAGACGCGATGATTAAAGTGCTGCCACGCATGACGCTGCCAGCACTGACCGAAGCAGAAATCACCCGTATGGAATTGCCGGATATGATTGCCATTGCGGGAAAGGTGATCGGTTTTTTGACGCCGAAATCGCAACAGGGAACCTCCCCCGAAGCCTGACGGTAGACGAGCTGATGGCGGATATCGCGGTAATTTTTCACTGGCCGCCATCCGAGCTGTACCCGATGAGTCTCACCGAGTTGATTTTGTGGCGCGACAAAGCGCTGAAACGCAGCGGACACCATAACAATGAGTAACAGTCTACAGCTCAGTGTATTACTGCGTGCCGTTGATCAGGCTACCCGCCCCTTTAGGGCGGTGCAGGATGCGGCGCGCACACTGTCGGGTGAAATTCAGGGGTCGCAAGACCAGTTGCGCAGCCTGAACGCACAGGCCGGGCGCGTTGAGGGGTTCAGGAAAACCAGCGCCCAACTGGCGAGCACAGGCCGAGCGCTGGAGAAGGCAAAAGCCGACGCGGCTGCGCTGGCCGTCGCGTTTCGCAATACCGCCAACCCAACCCGCGCCCAGACCAAGGCTCTGGAAGAGGCACGCAAAAAAGCGGCAGAGTTGCAGGCGCAGCAAAACCGCCTGCGTTTGTCTGTTCAGAACCAGCGCAGCGCCTTGCGTGAGGCGGGCATTGATACGCGTAATCTGGCGGGGGCAGAGCGTCAGCTCAGGACGGATATTGCGGCCACTAACGCCACACTCGAACGGCAACGTGCAGCGCTGGCGCGAGTAAGCCAGCAGCAAGAACGGCTAAACCGCGTCAATCAGCGTTATGAACGTGGGCAGGCCATTACCGCCGGGGTACGCAATACCAGCGCGGCGGCGTTTGGTCTGGGTTCAGCGGCACTGTATGCCGAAAGCCGCCTGATTGCACCGTCTGTTCAGGCAGACGGACACGGTGCACGCATTGCCGCGCAGACAGGCGGGAATACGGCTGACGGACAGCAGTACACCCGCGTTATCAAAGAGGTTAACGCGTCAGGTGTCAGCAATGACATCAATCAGATAGCAGACGCGGTGGCCGCCGCGCGTAGTACGCTCGGTGCGCTGGGTGATGTAGGGGCAACCGAGCTTGCGCGGATCTCCCGTAAAGCGCTGGACGTACAAACGGCGCTCGGCAGTGATGCGGCGGAGAGTATCCAGATAGCCGCCATCATGATGAAAAACGGCCTTGCGAAGAACAGCGACGAGGCGTTTGATTTGATGGTATCCGGGATGCAGCGCGTGTCGGCGCAGATGCGCGGCGAACTACCGGAAATCCTGCACGAATATTCGACCCACTTCCGCAACATGGGATTCAGCGGATCGGAGGCGATGACGCTGCTGGTTGAGATGGCGCAGCAAGGCAAGTTTGCACTGGATAAGACGGGCGACGCGGTGAAGGAATTCAGCATTCGTGGGTCGGACATGTCAAAGGCCAGCATTGAAGCCTATGACGCCGCCGGGCTCAATGCCGCCAAAATGTCTAACGCCATCGCCAGCGGGGGCGATAAAGCGCGGGCGGCAATGCAGAAAACCGCCAACGGGCTGCTGAAAATCAAAGACCCGGCAGAACGGGCAAATGCTGCCATTGCCCTGTTTGGTACGCCGATTGAAGACCTTTCTATCGACCAGATACCGAAATTTCTGGCCGCGCTGGCCGGAGCCGAAAACAAGCTGGGTGATGTGTCCGGGGCGGCTGACCGCATGGGCGATACCCTGCGCGATAACCTTGAGGGGGATATCGGGCGGCTACAGGGCGCGATGGCCAGCCTGCGCTTTAACCTGTTCAATGACGATGACGGCGCACTGCGCAAACTGACGCAGGCCGCGACGGAGTGGTTAACCCGCGTCAATGAATGGGTCAAGGCTAACCCAGAGCTGACGCGGCAGATAGTGATGGTGGGTGGCGCTGCCACGGCGTTAATTACCGTGCTGGGTGGGATCGGGCTGGTTGCGTGGCCTGTGATGGCGGGGATTAATGCCCTGATTGCTGGAGCGGGGTTGCTCAGCGTTGGATTCAGTATGGCCGGGGGCGTCATTACAACGGCAATGACTGCACTGTCGTTACCCATATTGGGTGTTGTCGCTATTTTTGCTGGGGCTATTGCGGCAATCGTTGTTGGCGCGTTGCTGATCCGTAAATATTGGGAGCCAATCGGTGCATTTTTCGGCGGCGTACTTGAAGGGCTGAAAATCGCGTTTGCGCCAATAGCCGAGCTGTTTGCACCGCTAAAGCCTGTATTTGACTGGCTGGGGGAAAAGCTATCGGCGGCATGGGAATGGTTTAAACAGTTGGTCGCCCCAGTTAAATCAACTCAGGAAACGTTAGATAGCTGCCGTAATGCAGGTGTTGCATTCGGTGAGATGCTGGCAAATGCCCTGACCATGCCCGTTCAGGCATTGAATCAGTTGCGCGGTGGCATTGACTGGGTACTGGAAAAACTCGGTGTTATTGATAAAAAATCGGATGGCCTCGGCGATAAAGTCCCTAAAGAGGCGTTGACCCCAGAAGGAGCGGCAGCGTTAAGCGTAGGCGTCAGCACCGCACCGGTTCCGCAAGGCGTCGACGCAAAGGCGATTGCAGATCGCTACAGCGGTGTACGCGACAACGGCGGTGGTATCAAGCTGGGAGAATTTGCTGTCGTCGGTGAACATGGGCCGGAAATCGTTGAGGGTCCGGCCAATGTCACCAGCCGTAAAAAAACGGCGGCGATGGCGTCCGCAGCCATGAACATGTCAGCCTATCGCCCGATAGCGCCAACGGTTCAGGCCAGCGCGGCATCGTCCCCGGTCAGCATTCACGCGCCGATCAGTATCGTTGCCCAACCCGGCCAGAGTGAAAAAGGCATCGCGCAGGAAGTCGCCCGTCAGCTTGAACAGCGGGAACGGGCGGCGCGGTCACGCGCCTTCAGTCAGTACAGTTATCAGGGAGGTGAATAAGATGATGCTCACGTTAGGGCTGTTTGTGTTCCAGCTCCAGACCCTGCCTTACCAGAACATGCAGCGCAACGTTGATTACCGCTGGCCGTCAAACAGTCGCGTCGGCCAGCGCCCGGCGTTGCAGTTCTTAGGCATTGAAGATGAGAAAATCACGCTGTCAGGGGAGCTGCTGCCGGAAATCACAGGCGGCACGCTGTCATTGTTGATGCTGGAGACGATGGCCGATCAGGGACGCGCATGGCCGCTGATTGAGGGTAGCGGCACCATTTACGGCGTGTTTGTGGTGAACAGTATCAGCCAGACGAAAACCGATTTTTTCACCGATGGCCGCGCCCGGCGGATTGAGTTTACCCTCACGCTGACCCGCGTTGACTCGTCGCTGTCTGCGATGCTCGGCGATTTACGCCAGCAGGCGGAGGGATTGATCGGCAGCGCCGGGGAAATAGCGAACAAGGCGCAATCCGCCATCGGGGGATTATTCGCATGATTAACCCGCTGAACGTTCGCGCAGGCAGTAAAACTGCCCCGGCGTACCTGCTGCGCCTCAATGAGCAGGACATTACAACCGTTATCAGCCCGCGCCTGCTATCACTGAGCCTGACCGATAACCGGGGATTTGAGGCCGACCAGCTCGACATCGAGCTGGACGACAGCGACGGACTGTTGCAGTTACCCCGCCGGGGCGCGGTGCTGTCGGTGTTTTTGGGCTGGGAAGGTGAAGCGCTGATCGGTAAAGGTGATTTTACGGTGGATGAAATAGAGCACCGTGGCACACCGGATACGCTTACTATCCGGGCGCGGAGTGCCGATTTTCGCGGGTCGCTGAACTCCCGGCGTGAGCTGTCGTATCACGATACGACGCTGGGCGCGATTGTTGAACAGGTGGCAAAACGTAACAATCTTGCCCCGATGCTGGCTGACGGATTCGCGGGGATAAAAATTCCGCACATCGACCAGACGCAGGAAACCGACGCGGTATTTATTACGCGGCTGGCCGAGCGCAACGGGGCAATCGTGGCGATCAAAGCCGGGCGTTTGCTGTTTATCCGTCCCGGAGCGGGGAAGACGGCCAGCGGCAAACCTATCCCACAGCAGATTATTGAACGCAGCGACGGCGATCAGCACAGTTTTAGTCTGGCTGACCGGGGCGCGTACACAGGTGTAACGGCCAGCTGGCTGCATACCAAAGAGCCGCAGCCTGAAAAGCCCAAAACGGTAAAGGTAAAGCGTCAGAAAAAAGTGTTATTGCATCAGGGAGCACAACCACAGAAGACGCACCCTAAAGCGAAAAAGGCAAAGAAGGAGCCGGAAGCCCGTGAGGGGGATTATCTGGTTGGCACCGATGAAAACGTGCTGGCGTTGACCACGGTTTTTGCGACCAAGGCACAGGCCATGCGCGCCGCACAGGCAAAGTGGGACAAGCTCCAGCGTGGTGTCGCGGAGTTTTCTATTACGCTGGCAATGGGGCGAGCTGACCTGTTCCCGGAAACCCCTGTACAGGTGAGCGGATTCAAACAGGTGATCGACGAACAGCCGTGGACAATCTCAAAAGTGACGCACAGTTTGAGTAATTCAGGGTATGTTACCGCGCTGGAACTGGAAGTGCTGCTGTCCGATGTTGAGTATGAAAGCGATCTTGAGTGA